GGTAGCGATTTTACATCAGGAACTTTGGCTACCACTTGGGCAAGTCAAACAAACGCAAATAGAGCAGTCGGTCAAGTCAACCTAGCCGACAGTACATCTAATGAATGGTACATCACAGGATTACAAATGGAAATTGGTGAGTTTGATTCCACATCCTTACCTAGTTTTCCTTTTGAGAGCCATGATAGCAACTTTAAAAAGTGTTGCAGATACTTTCAAAACCAAGAATATGATACTAACGCAAATATGATAGGTGTAGGATATAATGAAAGCAATTCGATTGGTCGTGGAGTGATTATGTTTCCTTTTGGACAAATGAGAAGTAGACCATCTATAAGCACACCTACTGTTAGTAATGCGTTTCGTATTATATCTCAAAGCCATGATTTATATAAAAACACAATTCCTCTAAAAGAAAATATATCTACATATTCTTTTCGAGCAGGAAATAACCAAGATACAGTAACAGATGGACAAGTCAATTTGTGGATAATTCATTCCTCTGGTGCTAAAATACAATATGATGCGGAGTTATAAATGATAAACACAGTAGAAAAAGTATATTTAGCTGATGATAGTAAATCGTTTACTTATAAAGTTGTTTTAAAAGATGGAACAGAATGGGCAGTTCCTCACGACACAGCAAACAGACATTACCAAGAAATACTTGAGTGGGTTGCCGCGGGTAATACAATAACCGATTCAGGAGCGTAATGTTATTTGGTCACGGTGCTATATCTGAGTTTGCCATAGCCTCAGTTAGAGGTGGTGGTGTACAGAACGTAGGATCGCCTTTTGTTAGTGGTTTATCTATTACTTCTAGTGTTGGAGATGAAACTGTAACAGCAAGTGCCACAATATCTCTTTCAACTAACGTGGCGACATTTAGTTTAGGAACAGAAGTAGCTACAGGTGGTGCAACAGTAACTCCTACAACAGCAGGTGTAATTACATCAGCTATCGGAGAAGAAACAGCATTTGGAGAGGCTTTTCAAAATTTAATTACGTTGTCTACGGGATCGCCCGACTTCTTTATCTGGAACGAAGTTGACGATTCACAAACAGTAGATTATTCTGACGTTGAACCAGGAAGCACAGATTAGGAGATATAAATGGCATCAACATTCTCAAGCACTTTAAATTTAGAACTTCAGGCCAGCGGAGAAAACTCCGGAACCTGGGGTACAATTACAAATAACAATTTACAAAAAATAGAATCAGCAGCAAAAGGTTATGTTTCTGTGGCTATTGCTAGCACTAACGACACATTAACTGCAACTGATGGTTCCACCACAGATGAGCAAAGTAATGCGATTATTAAACTAACAGGAACTTTATCAGGTGCCACAACCATGAGTTGTGAGGCAGTCGAGACTTGGTACATTGTCGATGATGCTACAACACACAGTGGTAATAATTTAACTTTTAAACCTTCAGGTGGAACAGGTGTTAATCTTGTTCAAGGTGCTAAACACATCTTGTACTCAGATGGATCTACAATGTTCGATGTTTTAAATGATGCAGGAAATATCACGGCCAACGGAACATTAACTGTTGCAGGTAATGTTTCTCTTGACGGTGGTAGTTTTGTATTTAACGAGTCCTCAGCAGACTTAGACTTTAGAATCGAAGGTAATGGCGATGCAAACTTGTTTTTTACTGACGCTGGTAATGATCGTGTAGGTATTAAAACAAACTCTCCTTCAACAGAGTTACATGTTGTCGGTGGTGTAAAAGCTACGGGAAACATAGACTTTGATGGTGGTGGTTTTACTTTTAATGATTCTGGTGGTTCTTTAGATTTTAGAGCAGAAACAAATACTTTAACACATGCTTTATTTATTGACGGTTCTGCAGATAAAATAGGATTTGGAACATCTTCTCCTACTAGTGGTTTTGTTACAATAGATCAAGCTAGTTCTACTGGTGCGATTGCAGTTTTAACTTTAGACCAAGGCGACGATGATCAAGAGTTTATAAGATTTGACGGCACAAGCGCTGCTGATGGATCTAAAAGCATTTCATCTTCTACAGATACAGGTGGATCAAAAGTAGGTGCAATACGTATTAATGTAAATGGCACCGATCGTTTTATAAGAATTTATGACACCGCAATATAATTATGCCGCTAACAAAACTACAGATAGCGCCAGGTATAGATAAACAAAATACTGAATATGGCGCAGAGGGTAAATGGGTAGATTGCGATAACGTTCGTTTTCGCTATGGATTACCAGAAAAAATAGGTGGTTGGGAGAAGGTTACTAGTGATGCACTTGTAGGTGCAACAAGAGCAATTTTAACATACTCTGACCTTGGTGGTGTTAAATACGCTATTTATGGAACTAATAAAAAACTATACGCTTATTCTGAAGATAGTTATGCAGACATAACTCCAATTCGTTCCACCGGAACAGGTAATATAACTCAGTTTGCAACAACCAGCGGCTCCTCTACAGTGACAGTGACAGACTCGAGTCATGGTGCCTTAATAGGTGATTTTGTTACAATTGCTAGTGTAAGTGGTGCTGTTGGAGGATTAACACAAGCTAACTTACAAGGTGAATTTGAGATCTTGACAGTGCCTAGCTCAAACACATACACTATTCAAGCCCCAGCTAATGCTTCCAGTAGTGCTACAGGAGCTACAGCTAATGCAAGTTATCAAGTAAACACAGGAGCTGCAGTGGCACTGTTTGGTTATGGTTGGGGCGCAGGTACATGGAGTACGAGCACATGGAATACCACTCGTGAAGGATTAACTGGTGGTGAAGGTGTTCTACTTCAATCAAAAAAATGGGCTCTAGACAACTGGGGTGAAGATGTTCTAGCTTTACAGTTTGATGGTGGTTTGTTCTATTGGGACACTTCTTCAGGATTATCTAGTAATAGAGCAGGAACCACAGAGGTAAGTGGTGCACCCACAAAATCAAGATTTATGATTGTTTCTGGTGACGACAGACATGTTATTTGTTTAGGAACAGAAACAACAATAGGCACAACATCCACACAAGATAATATGTTTATTAGGTGGTCCGACCAAGAGTCAACAAGCGATTGGACACCAACCGCAACTAACACTGCGGGTTCTTTTAGATTAACTGACGGTAATCAAATTAATACAGCAGTTAGATCAAGAGGTGCTGTCATGATATGGACAGACACAGCTTTATATCAAATGCAGTTTATCGGTGCACCTTTAACTTTTGGTTTTAAACAAATCGGTTCTAATTGTGGAGCTGTTGGTATTAATGCAGCAGTTGATGTATCTGGTAATTCATTCTGGATGAGTAATGATTCTTTCTTCTTATATGATGGTGCAGTAAAAAAAATACCTTGTAGTGTGCAAGACTATGTATTTGATGATATCAATGAGAACGCAAAACAAGACGTATTTTGTGCTTCTAATTCTAATTATAATGAAGTTATGTGGTTTTACGCATCAAGTGGATCTGATCAAATAGATAGGTTAGTTGTTTATAATTATGCAGAAAATCTTTGGTATATAGGAACTTTAGCCAGAAGTGCTTGGGCAGATTATGGTGTTTATGAAGTTCCTTACGCTGCAGAGTTTGAGTCTGCTGATACCACCTCTACTATCTCTACGATAAATGGATTAAAAGCAGGTAGAACTTTTGTCTATCTTCACGAAACAGGAAGCAATGATGATGGTGCAGCCATGGCAAATCATATAGAGTCTGGAGATATAGATATTGCAGACGGTGATAATTTTATGTCGATTTCTAGATTTATTCCTGATTTTAAAAATCAAGTGGGTAATGTTGATGTTACTATGAAAACAAGACCTTATCCAACTGCAAGTCAAAAATCACATGGTCCTTTTGAAGTAGAAACTAGCACCACTAAAAAAGATACTAGAATAAGAGGTAGACAAATCGCAGTTAGAATATCTAGTGGTGACGTCGATGATAAGTGGAGATACGGAACTCTTCGTCTAGACATGAAACCAGATGGAATGAGAGGAACCTAATGGCTAAAATTGTGACACCACGTTTACCAGAGGCAACAGAAGAATACAGCAGAGAGCAGGTATCCCAATTAATTCAAACTTTGGAACAAGTTATATTCGTTTT